CGCTGGAACAGAAACAGTGCTGACCAGTGAGTACGCCGTACCACCACCAGACGCCGCGCTGTGTACGTCAACCGTAACATCACAGGCATTTGTGCCATCGACGTTAGCCACTTGGATCATGTTGATCTTAAAGACCTTGCTCGATGATGCAGCATTGCTGACCAGCGTGGTCTGAGAAGTTGATGAAAGCGCGACAGTGGCAGATTTGCCTGTGATCGTACTTACATTTACAATATTCGGTGCAGCCATTTGTTTTCTCCTTTAGCCAAACACGATTGCCATAGCTATGGCTTTACCTGTTGATATACCAGCACTACCAAAACTAATAGTGCCACTTCCGTTAGTAACTAATGCTTGACCGTTTGAGCCATCCGATGTGGGCAGTGTAAGCGCAGTTACAAAAGCCTGCAAGTTAGCGTCATACGCCAACACATCTGATCCAACTGCTACGCCTAAATTTGTGCGCGAAGTACCCGCATTCGCAACATCCGATAAGTTATTCGCAGCAAGCAATGAACCCGTAGCCGGAATCGTGGCCGTCAGATCAACAACCGCGGCTCCTGATCCAGCGCCGTCGCAGTAAATAAACGCCGTGTTGCCGTTGGCTACCGTCACGTTGGCACCGCTACCTTGTGAAAATATCGCGGACTGTCCAGAGTTGTTTTTTACAACATAGAACTTTTGGCTGTCGTTGGGAGCTACCGTAATTGTGTTCGTTCCACTTGGGCTACCTGAAAGAACCAAGACACGATACTGACCGTCCGACAAAGCCCCATCCGAGGTTGTCAAAGTATGTGTCGTGCCGGACAAGGTAATTGCACCGACACCGTTGGTCAGTCGATCCAAGATGTCGAAGTTAAGGTTAGTGGTGTTACCCCAAGTGCCGGACTCGTCGCCCGTTGCAATCTTTGTAATGCCGCCGTTTGTAGTATAGGTAGCCATGTCTCTTTACCTTTACGCTGCTATTTCAGTCCAAGTTGTATTCGGTTCTGGTTCCTCTTCCGTCCAAGCACCCCCTCCAGAAGGCGACACAGGCGTCCAAGACGTACCCGGATTTGGAGTAATGTTACCATAAACTAACACAGAACCAACCGTTGCGCTAGCACTAAGCCCCGTGACACTTAAAATCGAGTTACCTTTAGGCTCAACCGTCCCAACTCCAGCGGTCATTACCATGTCAATGTTGTTTACAGGAACCCTCTGGAACGTGCGTAGTTCGACAGGTTTTACAAGCCCTGTGGCTGCGATTCCCGTAACTTGGACATTGGGAGCATCACCTATTATGGTCGGAGCGGTTACTCCACCCGCCGCTTCAACACCCACAGCGTTTACATCTACGCCTGTGCCTTCGATGATCGTGACACTGCCGACACTTCCTGAGACCTCAAGTCCCGTCGCCGGAGCGTAGGCGTTAATAACAACCGTGACGCCGTTTACCGAAGCCGTGCCAAGCAGGGACGCCGTAAGTGTGACTGTAACCCCTGCGCCTTCGACAACAGTGACAGAACCAACCGCCATTGTTGCTTCAAGCCCTGTTGTTGGAATATTCTGCTCAGTCCGAAGTGTGACTGTACCAACATTTCCCGTGCCAGAAAGCCCAACAACACTTACGCTGTTGTTGCCTTTTGCGATAACCGAACCAACGGCACTGACAGAGCCGAGTCCAGTAACCGTAATCGAAACATTCTCGCGAACAACCGCAACACCAACTTGGCCCTGCATAGCGTCAATCGTAGATTGCTCACCGCCCCAAGATGTAACGCCAAACCCTAGTTCACCCCACCCGTTAAGAGTATGGCCCACACGGACAGGGACTGCTTCATTCCAAGCAGCCTCTCCCCATTCGCCACGACTCCAACCAGTGATATTCGCCATAGGGTTGCCCCTTACGCGATGCGGATAAGTGCGTTAGTCGCGTCTGCCGTTGGGAATACAATCTGGAAGTCGCCCGCTGTAGACGATTTGTCAGAACCGAAGTCCAAAACAACAACAGTGTCTGTCGTGCCAGATCCCGCGCCCGTGGTAGTGTTGTAAATCAACGCGCCTCGTGCAGTAATTGTGGCAGATGTAAACGTCAGGTCCGCAAAGTCTGTGAACGCAGTGGTTCCAGAAGTCGTAGGAGTTACGTTAGTCAACGCTCCGCCACCCGCAGCATACGAACCGGAATTAGCAACTTCGTTTGTAGCTGTGTAGGCTGTGGTCGCTGCGTTGAAAGAAGCACTGTTTGTGTACAGAGCCAACTTAAACGTATCGCCCGATGAGTTTGTAAAATTGTGACTACCAGTAAGCAATTCTTGCTTGAAGGAAGTACACATATAGTTTCCGCTGAAAGCCATGGTTATAGTCTCCTTATAAGTTCAGCCAGTTCGGGGTTTCCCGCATCCTTGAGTGCATTATACACAGTTGTGCGGTCACTGCGAATAGCCTGTCGCATGTAATATGCAACAAGCGTTTCGACGTGCTTCGAAAAAGCACGAGCTTGGTCTCGTATCCCTGGAGGGGCAGTATCGGAAACCGAAATGATTTTATCAACACACTGCTCCGCTAACTCGTCCGGCGTGAACCCGCGGTTGTCCGTAGTCTTCACTCCTATTACAGGGGCATCCTTATTGATATCTACCTTGAACTCAAACATTACTGTTTTGCCCTTATAGTTTTGCCAGTGCGGTATTCATCTGTGGTCTCTTTAGCTTCGCCCAGCATCTTAACGCCAATCAAGGCTTCTTGGAATCGTCCGGCGTACATTCCCATAACGTCCTGCTCGCCCTTCATGTAAATGTAGGCCTCTATCAAGGAGCCGTATAGCATTGCCATCTCAGCGTTTACACTGAGCCAGGTCGTGCCACTTTCGGACCCTGCAGTCAAACTGAGTGGACGATAGAAATAATGAAGCTCTGCAGTGTAATTTGCTCCAACCGCCGGAGCATTCGGTGTTGGTGCTAATAGAAAGTTTTCTACATCAAACACTCCATAATAGCGTGGGGCACCCGTTGTCGTATCGTCCGGAGTATAGGTCTGCAAAAAACTAGGGTCTTTAAACTCAACGAAAAACTTGTCCGCATCTGGGCCCCGCAAGCTCAAAGAAAACGGCGCAAGAAAATCTGAAGGCACTGCCAAATAGGGGTTGCCTGCTGTAGTCGAAGCTGTGGAGTTCTTTCGAAACAAACTAAGTTGTACGTTCTTTAGGATCCTCTCTTCCGCCTGCCTAATAAATAGAGGAAGGTTTGTAACGAAAGAGGTCTCGTCGTTCTCTGTGTAATCTTGAATAGCCTGTTTAAGCTGCGCGTATGTAAAACTCATGTTGTCACCACCGTTACTGTTCCAACTAAGCCTTGAGCAACCAAGTTGTCAGGGGGGCTGATACCTGGGATGTACGCAAAACCAACCGGATTCCAACCCCATTGTACCGCCCTTTGTTCCTCAAGACCAGTCTCCGGTCTCGGACTCATCAGTGCTTGAGGATCAGGAAAAGCCTTGGGCGGGAACAACTGCGGCTGTTTTGTCTCGAACTCATCAGGGCCGACCTTGGCACCAGTCCACTCTACCTTCATCTCACGAAGACGGTAACGGCGACCAGACCGATCAGATATTCCCCAAGCATTTTTTCCCGCAGCGTAAGGCATTAGACCCTCAAGTAACTCAAGCTAGGCTGGAGCTTCAACGGAGTACGGCCTTGATCCTCGTCCGCAGCACGTTGGAACTCTTCCTCATAAATCGTCTTTAACATTTGAACCCGATCAGGGGCACGTTTGACGGCCATGTAGTAGGCCAAACCCGCAACCATACAAGGGTAAAACCGGAACGGCATGTCAGTTGTATTCACCAAGTCGTCAGCATCTTCGATCCTGCGAACATAGTAATAACGAATCTGATCCGTTGAGTTTTCAGGAACAGACCAAAGATACAGCTTGGGAGAAATCTGGCGATCTAGCCAGAACTGACTTGGCCTGCCCTGCGTTGTCTTGTTTGGCAGAGTAGCATAGTCTCCACGGCTGATCCGCTGCACTTCGTAGTCTGTATTGTTTCTACGCAGGACAACGTCTAATAGATCAACAACATCGGACTCTAAACTGTATTCTTCTGTGCCTTGTGTGACGGTGAAGAACGCCTGCTTTACCGTCCACAGGTTTAAACCCCGGTTAGCCCATTCAGCAAACATCAGGTTCAAAGACCGACGCGCTGTACGAGCGTCATAGCCAGTGCGGACCTCTAATCCGCACCGCTCGTATGCTTCCTCGATGATCTCACCAACATCAAGATTGAAGTCTCTTGAACCTGAAGTTGTCATTAGTACTCCCCAGCTTTTTTAAATCCGGACATCTGAACACCAGTGTTACAGCCCATGACTTTGCCACCACCCTTGTAGCCTTTTTTAATCATGCCACCGCCCATATAGCCGTTTAACATTCCACCATTCTTTTTCTCGATTACACCGCGACCAATCAGAACATCTTTCTTAGTCACTTTGCCGTCACCACTTAGATCTTTCATAGCATAACTCCTTCAGTTATCAAAACACTCTTACCAAACCACCATCGGCTTTCCAGCTAATCCGCTTAGAAGATTTCTTCTTTTTAGAAGCTGACGTACACTGCGCCATAGTAGGACGACAGGCCGGATAACCCTTGCGCTTTTCGCCCTTCTGACGACCACAGGGCTTGCCAGTCTTGCAGTCAACCCAACCCTTCCCGTCATTCTGGGAAAACCATTTGCGTAATGAGTTGTCCTTCTTTGCCATCAGTAGTTATTCGTCTCTTTACGACGCCCCTCTATAACTCCGCCGCAGCCGTAAGCAACATAGCCGCCATCCTTCATCTTCTTCTTTACCGGGCGCTTGCGTTTCTTAGAAGATTCGCCCCAGTTTGCGGCTCCCACCTTTCGACACTTGGCTACCGCTCCGCTTGCGTATGCGCTGGGCCACACCTTGTACCGAGCTTTGACTTTCTTTGCGCAGGCGTCGAGCTTTTTCTTTTTCTCCGCCATTAGTTGACCTCTCTGGCGGCTTGGATATTTGGAACGGCATCTGCCCACGGCCTATCATAACGTGCCTTTCTTGTTGTCAATTCATCAACAGCTTCGACTAAGTGATCTAGCTTTACATTTATCACTTCAGTTCGTTTGTCTACGGCGATCAAAGTAGAAACCATCCACACGATCCCAGCAGTGCAAAGTGTGACCGCGCCACCCCAGAAAATAAGCTGTACGTTCTTGTCCATGTCTCTACCACATCTTGCACGACCAATAACGGGCCGTTAACTTATCTAACTTCTTCGTGTCACATCCATGCCGCGCACGAAAAGACTTCCTACGCTTGGGGTCTGACTTCTTAATGGTCATGTTGGCATCACCAAAACGAATGATCTTTTCTTTGCCGTCCTTACAAGCCTTTACAACAGACTTCTTCCCGCCAGAAATCTGGCGCTTTGGCTTGTTGCATTTCATCTTGGACTTGTCGATCTTAGCCATAACTACTCCACAATCACTGATATGGTAGTGTTACTGGGAATCGAAGCGTACACACCTTTTTTAGCTAGTATACCATCCCCAGGAAGAAATATTTCATCCATACCTTGAGAAGTTTCATCGACTCTAAGTAATAC